CCAACTCACTGTATCTCTCAACACAGTTACTGGTACACGCACTGCACAAGTTCGTGTATACGCCCTCAACTACAACGTTCTCCGCGTAATGTCTGGTATGGGTGGTCTCGCATACTCCAACTAAACCTGCAAATATCTACTATATTTGCGTGGGTTACTAACCTGTTGGCTTTTAGTGTAATATAAATTAAAACATAATGAAACCATAATTGAGCTTCAAGATTGAAATTCAATTATGGTTTAGTAGTAAATGATGAAACTTTCTGAATGGCAAAAAACAATTAAGCCCCGAAGTTGCTTGATTTACAATGCTTCAACTCAAGACGGTCTTGACGGCTCAGTTCCTTTTCCGATTGGCATGGGGTACAAGTTTATGTTATTTGATGGAACTATAGAAGAGTCACAAATAGGACCTCATAACAGAGACGTTATTTGTGCTATAAGTCCATGGACCGATACAAACCGTAGAAAAGCTAAGTCTCGTCTTGTGATTATAAAAAATCTTGATAAAAACGGTATTAAAAACATTACTTTGGATCCAAAAGTATACTTCCAAGAACTTCCAAAATACAAATTTGTTATTTCTCCTGAAGGAAACGGGATTGACTGCCATAGACATTACGAGGCATTGATGGCTGGATGTATACCTATACTAGAAAGAAACCCTCACATAGAAGAAAAGTATAAAGGTTGTCCTATACTCTGGACCACAGACTACAGCGAAATCACGATTCCTTATTTACAACAAAAATATTGTGAAATGATAGAGTCGACATACGATTTCAAATGTCTTTACTTGGAGAGCTATTCTCCTGAAACACAAACCCAAATAAAACTAAACGGTAACTTTTGGGGACAAGGGTTTACCGGAAAAGAATGGTATAATTAAAACAAATTCTTAAAGTAATGGAGCTAGTTTATTATACAGTTGGCTTTAATGCTAAGTATATCAATTTAGTTTATGTTTCAATACAGTCTGTTCGTAAATACAACAATACCGATATAATGGTTATTTGCGACGAGTCTCTTGTTGAAACCTGTAAACAAACGCTTTCATGTTTTAGTAATATTATTGTAGTTCCATGTAAAGATTCTATAAGTGGAATGGATTCATCTATGAAAAAACTTCTTATTTTTGATTACGATCTTTCAAAATACAGTAAAGTATTGTTTGTTGACGCAGATATTTTAGTTGACGTTAACTTATCTGTTTTTTTCAATAAGTTTACAGAAAACAACAAATTATACGCATACACGGAAAATAGTCATATTTGGTTCCATACACAAATACATTTTTCTTTATTGAACTATACGGATGAAGATATAGAGTTTTTTAAAAAAAATAAAATTTATACATTCAACTGTGGCTTATTTGCATTTTTGAATACTCCCGAAATGTCAGAACACTTTCAGAACATACGAAACATGATAAAAGACTATAAAGGAGAATACTATTACGAACAATCTTTTATGAACGTATACTTTAATACCAGAAACCTAGTGGATACAAACGTATTTAATCCGTCTAATTGTTCCATGAATATTTTTACAGATGGAATTAGAAACAAACTTATGTTACCATGGACGATACGTCAATATAAAGGCAAAATCTTACATTTCTCTATAACACCAGGGTACGAACAGAAAATGAAAGAAATGCTATGGTGGAAAACAAGGTTTGGAATATAATAATATAAACAGTAGATATCTTTTATATTTAAACATGGATTTAGTGTATTTCGTAGTTGGATTCACAGAAGAAAGTGTGGACTTAACCGCATTAGCGATCAAATTTTTCCGTTTGAAAAACTTAACAATACCTATTTTGGTTATCTGTGATGAAGCTTTGATGGAAAGATGTAAGACATTGTTCCCATCAGACGTTATTTTGGTTTCAAGTCCAAACTCCACAAAAGGAGAAGACGCAAGTGCAAAGAAATTACATATTTTTGAAGCTATCCAAAACATGAACGTTGAACGTATAATGTATATTGACTCCGATATATTGGTTGATCGAAACATTGACTCAATATTTAATAAAGTAACCCATCCTGAAAAGTTGTATGCTTATTACGAGAACACAAATATTGAATCACATAAAAACAGAAACTGGTCCTTTCAAAATTATTCGGATGCGCACATTGAATTTTTTCATGAAAAGAAGATTTATGTGTTTAATGCCGGATTCTTTTGTTTCAGAAACACTCCACAAATGAAACAGCATTTCCAAAATACAATTCAATTAATGAATAATCATGTGGGAGAACAATTTTACGAACAATCTGCTATAAACGTATACTTCAACAAGAACGATTTAGTTGACGGAAAATTAATTAACAACGAAAACTATAACATGTACTATCCATTCAACGAAACGTGTCGCAATAAAATCGTCCACTTTGCAGGAGCTCCAGGAAACACACAGTCCAAATTAGAACGTATGAAAGAATTTTTGATACAATACATTTTTATGAAAGTAACATGCCCTAAATGTTCTAACAATATTATAGTTGCAACTGTATAAGTATAACAAAAAGTATTAGCAATAAGTAAATGCCAGACAAGACACGCAAGGTCAGAACATACGGAAGTCGCGCACAAGTTATGCACGGGGGGGCAATGAAGACAACAGGAGGTCTCACTAAAGATGACCTAATGTATAACAAAGGCGGTCGTATCGTATCAAAGAAACGACACGCAACAATGAAGAAACGAATTGGAGGAGAGGAATAAAGGTTTTAAACGCACTTTTAGTATTCAAATAAAATGCCCGAGTATATCGTTGAAGCCAAGACGGTTCAAACAGGTGCGGTCAGAACATTGACTGAAGCTTTGAAATGTATCTTGGTGGAAATGAGTCTCATATTTGACTCCGATGGTGTTCGCATGGTAGCTATGGATAATACCCGAACAGTGTTGGTCCACTTAAGATTATATTCTGATAAGTTCGAGAAGTATACTTACAAACACAATACAGGTAAGTTTGTTATTGGAATTAACACCGACCACCTCCACCGTATTGTGAGAACGGCAACGAACGACGACACAATCACATTTTACGTCGACCAATCAGACCCCAATACATTAGGTATTCTGCTTGAAGACGGCGAAAAGAAGCAAGTGACACGATACAAGTTGAACTTATTGGACCGCGACGAACCAGATATTCAATTACCTGAAACCGAGTTCTCGGCACACATAACTATGCCTTCCTTGGACTTCCAAAAGATTTGTAGAGATATGACTTTACTTGGTGCCAAAACAGTAGAAATCAAAAACGTCAGTTCCTCCTTGACATTTGGATGCAAAGGTCATTTTGCCTCGCGAACAACCGTGATGGGCGATTCAGAGAACGAGTTTTCTATTCAAAAGAAGATGACCGACGAAATCGTTTCAGGTAACTTTTCTTTGCCTCATTTGGTCTTATTCACAAAATGCACGAACTTATGTAACAATCTAGAAATCCATATGAAAAACGACTGGTTCTTAATGATCCGATACGTCGTAGCTAATTTAGGAGACATTAAGTTATGCTTGATGCCCTGTTCTACTTAAACTTTGTAATACCATCCCACGATTTCAGACACAAGTTCCAGAGAAAACGCTATTAACGCTCCAGTTTCAAATACAACTAAATGCGTAACTAAATTAGAACCATCAATTCCTGTCATGTCCTTGAATATCTTAAAATAAGGCGGGTCTCCTTTTGTTAATTTCTGTTCTGCTATGATGACAATACAAACTTTAAACACTATATGTTGTAACCATATAGCAAATAAAATTAAAAATACAATACACTTCAACCAAAAGGCTGGGTATATTGTATGAGACACAATTACCATGATACTAATCGTAACTCCAACCACAAAATGAATAACTCCCAAAATGTACCCTAAAACTTCTCCGTCTGTTGAAATCCAAGAATACAAAAAACGAGTCACGTCTCTTACGTATTTCTCTATTTTGTCAAGTATAGAACTTTCAATTATAATTTTCATTATTATTACTTAGGTCTTGCTTTATGAGGAGTATACGTAACGTCCTCGCCAATCTTGAAGTTTTCAATTGTTTTATTTATGTAATTGTTGTCCGATACAGTTGTAGTTGTATTCCAAATCTTTACGATTGAGAAAGACCCTTTTGGAGATAAGGTAATACCTACCAAAGTTTCTTTTCGTTGCGTCAAGAGTTCGTTTGCCACACAGTGAACCATCAAATTTATAAATGTAGAATGAACGACTTTATCTTCAATTTTCTTAGACCATGCGCCTCCAGCTTCGTTTTCTGCTGCGTCCCATAAAGGTTTGAATCCTTCTCGCATGAAGAAGAACATTCCAGACTCCCAAGCTTCCTTGGAAATTGAGTCTACTATACTCCAGAACTGCTGTGGCGTAGCTATTGAAACTATTTTTATGTAACTATCTAAATCATAATTCTTGTTGTTGGGATCGTGATACCACAGAATCCAGCGATACTGGAATTTTGTGGTTTCGATATTTGATCCCATTTTATACTATTCTATAGGTTAGTTAAAAACGAATTCGTTTTTAACTTAGAGAAAGTATATCATACAATACAATGAGTTTAACAGTAGCAGAAATTTATTCAGTCCGATTCGGACTTAAACTTCCTTTAACAAGTATAGTTCAAGAGAACATAGCAAAATTACGAATTACTCCGGTCGCTTTCAGACCAGTTCGTCCTCCTCAAAGGGTGGCGTTCAAACCTAAACCTTCCCAGCCCGACAATTGGCGTGAAAACGTCTTAGTGGATGCTGTGAGAAGAGTGAAAGAAAAAGATGATCCAGAATACGCAGAAGTTTTCAGCTCTATCAACAAGATTTCATCCAAGACATTGGACAAGTTATCTAGTCAAATAGTTGAGAACATCAGAAAACGCGATGAAATGTTCAGATTGCGTGTCACTACATTATTGTTTGACACCGTTATGACACAAGGTGGATTTTATGTTGATTTGATGTCCGATTGTGCAAGGAAACTTGTCGAAGAAATTCCGGAAATCAAAGAAGATATCTTAGTTCAAACAGAGATGTTTCCTAAGCTATACAACATGAACGATACTGTCGTATGTCCTTCAATTGAAGAAGCAGATTACGCAGACAAAATAGTGGAATGGACGAAGATGAAAGATAAACGACGCGGGTATGCTAAATTCATTACGAACCTGTTTGTCCGTGACCTTCTTCCTGAAGAGGTTGTGACGAGATCGTTAGTACAAGTGATTATAGATTTGGACGATACGGCTAAACAGCCAAAAACAGAACAGACAGAAGAAAACACATCGCAATTTGTGGTATTCTTGTACGAATTAGTGAAAACATTACCTGCTTCGGCAACTGTCCTTCGCACGATGGTCCGAAACTGTGTGACAAATCTTCTTGGCTTGCCTCGCCCCGAACTTCCAAGTTTGAATATGCGATCAAGGTTCAAGCTGGAAGATACGCTCAAATGCGTTCAGTAGTTTAAACATCAAAGAAACCCATAAAACAAATGTCTGTGCCTTTACCTTCTGCAAGTGTCTTGCTTCGCGCAGCACAAGTATCTGTAACAGAAGATAAGCCTATTTATTTAGATTATTACCAGGACAGCGTCAACAAGAAATGTTGTATCGGAGTCAGAGAAACAGAAAAGTTCTTGGTCAAGTCGGACAGTGAATACACTTCCACTATCCAGAACGTTTTTAAATGTGAAACTTGTTACATCGTTATGACCGAAAACAGTTTATATGTCGTTTCAACTGAAATTCCAATTAAGAAGATTATGGGGTCTAAACAAGAATAATAAAGAAATACAATGGATTTAGTGTTCCCTCCGCCCCATTATTTTTTATTTGAACCATTGAATGATTCAGAAACAAAGAAGCTTTGGTCCTTGTATAAAGAAAAATACGGAGACCAGTGTGAGTTCTCGGAAGTGGATGCGACACAAACAAACTCAGCGGAAACGTTTTCCCCATGGTTTGATAACTGGATTTCAAAAGTTCCCGAAAAGAAATCAACAAAAATAAGGATTCTGCTTATTTGGAACTCTGAATTCCTGACTTATTCTTGCCAGCAAATGCTGAGACGGTCGTTAGAACAACGATCGTTCAAGTGCAGAGTTTGGTTCCACGCAGAAGATCCTACAACAATTCAGCCTGCTATTTACAGCAGATGTATCGTAAAACGGATTCCGACATTTATACACAAACCTCTAATTATATAAAATGAAGGTCGTAGTATTCACTGACGGAGCATGTACGAATAACGGTAAGGCCGGAGCTCAAGCTTCTTGGGCTTGCTGGTTTCCCGACCATCCTAATATATCTAAAGCCGAACGCGTTCCTGAATCCGAACCCCAAACGAACCAGCGAGGCGAACTTATGGCGATTTCCAAGGCAGTAGAAATCATAAAAGCCAACTTCCCATACGAAACAAACATTCAAATATATACTGACTCAAAGTATTCTATTGACTGCTTGACTACCTGGCTACCTAGCTGGGTGGCAAAGAACTGGAAGACTTCACAAGGCGCAGACGTAAAGCATAGAGATATCATTGAATCTACCAGTTCCCTGCTTTCAAAATTTGAAGGGTTCATTTTCACACACGTGAAGGCTCATACGGGAAAAGACGACTACGAAAGCAAGAATAATCATATCGTAGACCGAATGGCAGTTAGAGTCATTGATCCCGAACAGGAAGATATCGTCATTGAGAGCAACACAGAAGTTGCAATTGAAGGTTTGCCTGTTTCGTTGATGGGTCCTCCTGTTTCAGATAGAGTATTGATTCAATGGTGTTTAAGTAACTTAGATAAACTAGATCAATCGGATTTAAATAATGCTCTGTTATCAACACTCACTAAGACCTTGAAGAAAAAGGGATTTGACTTACCTAAGCAACGTCTTCATAAAACAGCTCTGTATAGATTAATACCGTTAAATCATTTAATCACAGAAACTACAACTATAACAAAACAAGAATGAGCGTCACAGTCTATCAATTCTGGTCTCCTACTTGCGGCCCATGTAGAGAAATCAAACCTGCTTTGAACGACTTGAAAGAAGAGTTCGATCAGACATCTTGGATTTCAGTAAATATACGTGACGATCCATCCGGCTTGACTCAAACTTACGGAGTAACTATGGTTCCTACTTTAGCAGTTGTTGCAAAAGACAAAGAAGGAAAAGTGTTAACCGTTAAAAAACAATCAGGAACAAATATGGCAAATTATTACCGAATTATTCAGGAAGCTTTGAAATTTATTCAGTAACTGTTTTAGTAACTAGTTTACCATCTTTGTAAACGTCGCAAACGTATTCGTCTGAGTCGGCGCTTTTTTGCAAACATTGTCCTACTGTTCCGGTTGTAGGTTGTCCTGCTGCTTTTGCTTTTGCGGCGGCAGCTATATCAGAAGCTGTCCCTCCTGGAGATGCTATAGCGTTAAACGCCGACTGATCCGTGAATTTTTCTTTGTAATTTGTGAATCCTTGTGCGAGCGCCAATGAATTTTTATTCATAGCCGTTGATACCCAGTAAGTTATTGTTCCAAATGCTGCTCCAAAGAATACAGCAAAAACAATGCCAACCAATACAAATGGAGGACATTTATTGAAGTAGACTGACTGGTAATAAATAACTCCAACTTGAGCTAGAACAAAAATTAAAAACATTAAACCGGGTATAAACGATTTTTTTGCTGCGTCTGGTCCACCGTTCCAAAGCGCATTTAAGTAATAGAATCCTATTGTCGTAGTAAACACTATGATAGAAGGAGAACTACTTGTTTTAAAACCCATCGGCAAAGCCATATCACATACTCCTGGTGTTGGTGATGCCATTAATTTACCTTGTTTTTATTTTTTAATATAATTATGCTTTCTTTCTCAAAAATGGTACGTAACTTAACATTGTGTTACCGTATTTGCTTCCTATCGCATCAAGCGCTAAATTCATTCCTACTGCTCCCCCGGCTGCAATTACTGGGATCAAGAAGTTAGCATTTTCAAAAATAGCAGCACCAATAATAGAAAACATCGCTAAGGATATGGGTAAATAAAGCATAACAGCAGTTGCTATATTGAATATCACAGCTTGAGCCTTCTCAACATCTTTTAATTGAAGTGCTCCTCCAGCTATTAAAGCAAGCACAATGAATGTTATCTGTATAGCTGTAAATACAACACTCATGTCTACACCTGTTTGGGCTACGCTGTAAATAATCAAACCAAATATTCCAACACCAAAACTGCCAATAATCACGTAAATTATTGTATCGCCGTCCATTGATTATTCTCAAGATACAAAAATAACGTGGATTTACAAATGAGTGGTAATGCCTCAAATTGTCCGAATCAAAGCCCTATCAATCTATCACAGTCCACTTCACAACCCTGTGATTTATTGTGTCAATTAGTGTTTGATGATGTATACCCTACGTCGGCACAAGTATCTATTGAGTCAAACAAAACACATAGTTACGCTATTATAAGTAACACTGCAGGGTTAGGATCTTGTAAATTTAATAACGATGGTTACACTGCTAGAATGGTACTGATTAATCAAAGAAGTAACCATACAATTGAAAGTATTCAAGGAGACGCAGAAGTTACTATCATATTTGATAATCCTACAAAGGGGGATTTATTAGTTTGCTTTGTCGTCCAATCAAACCCTAATCCTTCTAATTCCGCTCAGTTCTTCAATTCAATTGTTAAGTATCTCAACACACAAAACACAGAAGTTCCTCTTGGAAACAATTGGTCTTTAGCTAACTTAGTTCCTCCTTCAGGAGAACATTTCGTGTATGACGGAACTTACCCAGAAAGCTGCCAAGCTGCAAAAGTCATAGTTTTTAAATCCATGATTAACATTGATCCTAACGATTACGCTACGTTAGCAAGTAAACTTCCTGCGTATTCCCAAACTATTCAAGGAGCTGGAAATCGTAACGTATACTTCAACGCAACGAAACAGTTACCTGGAGGTCCTACAGCATTAGATAATCGCGCATACCTTGTTTTTCGAGAAAATCCAAGTAAGGCAGGAAACAATAAAGCTGTAAAAACTGTAGGAGTTTCAGAAGCAACTTCAACACAAGGATCAAAAAACAGTGTAACTAGCACTATATCCGACTGGACTTTCGGTCAAATTCAAGCTAACGGAGTCATAGCAATTCTAGATATCATTCTTTTGATTTTGTCGTTCGGAGTTGCTTTCTATTTCGGATACATGAAATACCAGATGTTCGGCGAAATCATGTACCTACAAAGAAAAACAGGAGAGCTTGGAAGCTACCTTCGTAGTTTTATATTCAGACCCAAACCTGTTATTTCGACTGCGTCAATCTAGAACCTTCTCCAATACTCGTCTTCTTCGTCCATATTCCAATCATCGTTGCCATTTTTACCGTATTCTTCTTCACTTGATAATTCACCAGTTGTTTGGTTAGCTCTATCTATTTTAGTGCTTAAAGAAACAGGTGTTTTTTTGGCATAAGATACTGTCTCAAACCCATCTTCGTCAGTTTTTGGTTTGTTAGATTTTTCACGTTCATCATACATTTCTTCCGAAACATATCTTGACTGCTTAAGAAGCTTTTTCTTTTCAAACTTAAGTTCTGGGTTTTTATGAGGAGCAATTAAAGGTTCAGAAGGAGGAGCAGATGCTACAGAAGCATAACTTAACGTTGATCTAGGTTTTACAGGCTGTGTGTTTTCTACAAAAGCTGGAAAGTCTTGTTCTTTAGGTGTAAATTCATCCTTCTTCTTGAAATCTTGAACTGGTCCACGTCTCTGTTTTATTCTGTAAACTTCAGTTGACGACATTTTTATGAGATGAATTAAAATATCCAAATAAAATTCGTTTTGAAAAACGAACTTACGTATACTCAGCGTTAAACATCAAAGAATGACATTTGGAGTTTGTATTTCAGTTAACGGAACCGTTTCCGATATCCAAATTCCGGCTAAAACTACTGATGTATTAGAATGGATACGCAAAAAGTATAAATCTCCCGAAATTCAGTTTCAAGGTAAACTTCAGGATCCTCTGAAGGAAACACAATGGCTATCTGTATTCGCCTCTATTTCTGAAACGCAAGAAAACATGAACTCTCATATGCTTCCTTCTCCTTTTGACGAAGAAGTGTATTCGGGCAATATCATAGTTCTTGCTTCGGAATCTGAAGAACAGGATGAATACGAGCCTCACATCAATTCTTACGTGAACTTGAAAGCTTCTGACTACAATACATTGTATCAAGAATGGACGTTCGCAGAACACGATGAAGATGATGACGGAGAAGTATTAGAAGTAGACGAAGATGGAGAAGAAGATTTAGATGAAGAATTAGGAGACGATGAAGAAGAGGAGGAAGAACCTAAACGAGAAATATTCCATTCAACTAGACCGGTACATTCTAATATAAAGAATGTGTTTATTGATGTGGCTATACGGGACAAGGCAATTGAAAATTTTGAAGAACTTCTTGAAAGTAACGATCTAGCTAAACAACTTGAAGACTCTGTTCTTCACGTCGTAAGCGACCAAGCGTTGAAAGAAGGAATAGATGTAGATTGGTCTAATCGCGTTTTCTGGAACATGTACCGAAGCAGATGTATGACGATATACGAAAACTTACTTGGAAAACAAGGATACGTCCAAAATCCAGAACCATGGTTAGAACAATTGAAATCTGGAGAAGTAACTCCACGTATGTTTGCGGAAATGACGGCTGTTGACATGTTTCCACACCGATGGAAAGAATCAATCGAGAAAATCATTGAAATGGAGAAGAAGTTATACGCCAAGAACGATACTGCTTCTATCTTCTTATGGTGTTCTCGTTGTAAAAAGAAAGCTAAATGTGACTACTATCAACTTCAAACGAGGTCGGCAGACGAACCGATGACGACATTTGTGACTTGTTTGGAGTGCGATCGTCGTTGGAAGTTTTAACGATCACGGTTGTATGTGAAGGAGAATCAGGAATGTTTATGGTAGGCATTGAACGGTACATCGGATCAATCATGGATTCTCGGCCTGCTATGGGCGACTGGTTATCACTTGGATAGACGTAAATTGGGTCTAATCCGTTCGTGATTTCCGGTTTTTTCACTTCAGGAGTTGTTTTCGCGAACTTCTTATTAAACTGAGCGATAATTCTGTCGGGAATTTGAGGACTGGTTTCTTGTAATCTCTGGTTTTCGTCTCTCACAATTTTCAACATATCTTTGGCCGTCATACGTTCATTTCTTGGTAACGCAAGTTCAATTAATATGAATTTGTGTAACTTCGCATACGTTATAGACGCAATACGGTGCCCTTCAGTTCTCTTAGCCCAACCGAAATAGTTGGATATAGTTGTGAGGATGCCGATACTTAAAGTTACTGCTCCCGAAACTAAGTTTGCGATATACGGACTTGGAAAAACCGCATTGAATCCCATGGATGTAGATCCAGCTAAAGTTGCTAACACAATGGACGGAATAGTTATTCCAGTATTCAATCTAGAAAACAGTTTTTCTGAACGGTTATGAAGCCAAGAGTAACATAACGCAACTTCTCCTTCGTCTGAAATAATCTTTTCTAGCTGAGAGTTCCACGTTATCTCATTCTTTGACTCTTCATCCATTGTAAATTATTTGTAATAAATAATGGTGTGGGTGTATGATGATACCCGATTAAACGCAGACGAAAAGAAAACCGTGGATTTTATCCACGGAAGAACGAAAGATAGAGTTCTTGCAGAAAAAACTGTGAAGATCTTGAATTTGATGAAGTATATAAAGTCTCATAAATTCAGAAACGCCAAACATTTACAAAACTCTGTGTTCTACGACCGAAAACATCAGCGTCCTTTTTTTAACGAAAAGACGGCTACTAAAATGTATAACTCATTAAAACAGAAAGGAGGAGCTTCACAAACACATCCAGTCACCGACCAGATCATACGTATAGGAATAGGATACATTCAATCGGTCCTTCCAGAAACTGTAAATAACACAGTCAATGAAATTTACGGTATGGTTACTGGTCCGCTTACATCGTTAGAAGAAGCCATGCCTTTACTAAAAGTAGCGTTCAAAGCAGCAAAAGCTACCGCCAAAGTCGGAGAATCCACAGTAGAAACTGCTGCTACCGATGTAGCTGGACCTGTAGGAGAAGCAGCCGTTGCACTTCCAGTTGCCTTTGTTGGAGCTGCCGCAGCTCTGACTTCTATTTTAGAAGACGATTTAGGTGGAGCAGCAGCACAAATAGCACAAGCCACTCCTTTCATTGGTCCTACGTTGAGCACTGTGGTTTCAACCGTTGAAGAGAATTTCAGAGGCGGAAAGAGATTTTCAACATACAAGAATAGATCATACAAATGGCAGAAGAAAACGAGACGAATAAGATCCGCGAGATATTAAAAGAATGGGTTTCTTTGGATGACGAAGAGCGCAGACTTAAACAAGAAATCAAGAAAATCCGCGAACGCAAGACCACCAATTCCGAAAACATTTTGAAGTTCATGAGAGATAACGAAGTAGACAATTTTGCATTAGAAGGAAGCGGTGTTGGTAAAATTAGCAGATCAGTACGTACATCTAGACCTCCTTTGAGACGTGAAACGATCAGAACTCAATTACTTATTCAGTTTGCCGATCAACCACAAAGAGTCGCTGAAGCTCTTCGTCAAATTGAAGGTATAGAAGAAGGTGATGATATGACTTCAACAACCGGAACAGTTCGCGAAGTCTTACATAGATCCCTTCCACGTCAAAAAAAGACCATGGCGATCTAATTTACTTATTAAACTTTTCAATTGCCTCTTTCGCGGCCAATTGTTCGGCTTGTTTTTTCGTTGGAGCCGTTCCAATACCTAATTGAGTACCGTCCTCATCTACTGCTGCCATTGTAAACATATTGGTAGCAGCCGATACAATTTCGTACCTTGGAGTTCTGTGAAACTTTGCTTGGACCAGTTTTTGTAGCTGTTCCTTGTAGTTTCGGTTTGATCTCAGAATTTTTGGAATGTCGATATATTTTTCAATTAGACATATCACGAACGAATACACTGTTTGCAAGTTTTCGCAGTCAGTGTAAAGTGCTCCAATGAACGCTTCTAGAATATCACCTAATTTCTTAGAATTTGAACGTCCAGCACACGCGTCTTCGTTGTGTCTGGAAATAATATAAAACTTATCTAAGCCTATTTCCTTGCTTAGAATACCAAGTGTTTCATTACACACTATTTCTTTCTTCAAATCTGTAAGAAATCCTTCACTTTCAGTGTCGTATCTCTTGAACAGATAAATTGTAACGCAAGAACCTAGAATAGAATCACCTAGATGTTCTAGTCTTTCGTATGACTCTTCAAACAACGATAAACATTCGTTAGGCTTGTTCGCTAACTTCATTTTATCGCCGTTTGGAGTCACATACTCTTGGCGTCTTACGTAAGAAGAATGGACCATCGCGGTCTGGTAATGCTTAGTATTTTTGATTTCAAAATCGCAGTTGTGCTTATCAAGAATCGCTTGAATATCCGTTCGGGTAAACAAGCGATTGCTTGGATTATAAGGGTTATAAAACTCTTGAAATTCTGGCATGTTTCTTAATACTTACTCTTTTTCTTTCTTAAAGTTCGTTTTCCACGACGACCTTTTCCTGCACTTTTTGGATAAGCAGTATCCACAGAAACTGAAGGGCTAGGTGCCAATGAATAACGCACTACTTTATCTAGTTTAATCCAATTAGAATGAAAAAGAGCGGCTTCGTCTGGATGTTGGACCTTCAAAGCGCTCAAAGTTGAACGTAAGTTTGCTTCAATTTGAGGTTCATACTTTTCAATCAACATTGGGAGTTGTTTCAATGCTTGTTGACGAGCAAAATTAGCTCCCAAATTCATGAGTGATGAAGCGGCGGTAGACATTTAATTTTATAAAATATATTATTCCGGAACTGTACGATTCAAATTGAATTCTGTAGCTACCAAATCCTGCTTACGTTTTTGGATGATAAAATTTGTGAGATCTTCGGCATTTGGTTTCGGATTGTCTTGGAAATATGCACTCACTAAAACCATTAATTCTTTCTGCGACAAGGACCAAGGTTTTGAGTATTCTCCTGGTCTTTGAATTTGAATAGTGGATCCGTCTTCTTCAAGTTTCAGTTTACGGAACGAATCAAATGTAGGACTCTTGATGATATCCTTGATTTCTTCTTCTACCAGTTTCCTGGCATCACGTTTTTCGTAAACTGCCTTGTTTAGTTGACGCAATTCGTCATCTAATTCGCGGTATTCTTTTATACACTTCTTAAGTTCAACTAATGCGTCTGTCATTTTATGATGTATTATCCTCAGGACAAAGATTATCCGTTTTTAATTATAATGTACTTCGATGCGAAAGAAATAGAAAACTTGCGTCAAGTTTACAATAAAGAGAACGCAGGTGAACCTCCTATTCCTAAATCAAATCCAGACAAAGTATGGAAAACTATCCAGTACCGTTTACGTGAAAAATGTGATGACGGAGCTACTGAATGTATTATCGTTTCCATGCTGAATAAACCTAAAGGCCCTTCTACCTGGAGAAACAATCCAGAAGAATGGTTGTCTTCCATCAACATTGACGATTTGGAACGTAAGTTTCAGGAGATATTTCCGAGATACCTTTACCTTGGAACCATTCCTATAGATTTCGGAAAACATTCAAAAACGGGAGAATGTTTAGTCAATTCGCTTTGTTCTATGGATATTCGTAGCATATACAAAAAAGGATTCACCCAAATAGGTATTGTTTTCAACACAGACGTAAGTACTGGTCCAGGCCAACATTGGATTGCGTTGTTCTGCGATATACGACCTGAACTTGAAAATCCCAGAATCACATACTTTGATTCTTACGCTCACAAGCCAGAGAAAGAGATACAAATGTTAATGAAACGATGGAAAGAGCAATGGGACTCAACGAAGGTTCATGCTAAACCAATGGAAGTGACATACAATAAAACAAGACACCAATACGAAGATTCAGAATGTGGGATGTACTGCTTGTATTTCCATTTATGTTGCTTAGTAGGTATACCGATGAAGGACCGTATTCCCGACAAAGTTGTGCGTGGATTTCGTAGCTTATTATTCAAAGTATAATCTAATGAAATTAAGAGGGTACGGAATAGCTATCGGGGGATTATTAATTCTGGCAGCTATATGTTATGCTTTCTTTGCGTCCATTAATTCGTGGCGTAAATAATAATGGAGTGGTTTTCTATGATTGTGATTATAGTTGTAGCTATGCTTGTTATAGGTGGGAGTTCATTTGCACTTTATAAATTAGTTACGCCTTCAGAGATCCAAGCAGCAAATACTGCGACTCCAGTATTTGACGGATACAAAACAGTTATGAAGTTGGCGCCTTTGGGATGTCCTACAACTCCATCTTATAGATTATGCGATTACTACGTGGCTTCTTCTGCTTATTCTCTGTTTCCAGGAGTCAAGCTTTACGACTACATTACTGACGGGGTGATTCCCATGTTGATGCCCGCAGGACCTCGTTTAGTGGAATTGGATATCTACTCGGACGAAAATAACAAGCCGGTTGTAGGCTTGAAAAATCAACAAACAGGAGTAGATTACGCTTACAATACAGTTTCGTTAGAAGCATGTTGCGTAGCTATTATGAATAGCGCATTCAACTCGGTTGTGTGTCCTGTATCTAGCGATCCTTTCATGCTGAGTTTGGTCTTCCATACTGATAACACAAACGTAATTAATGCAGCCGCTCAAATTTTGAAAACAACTTGCGTAAGTAAGATGCTGGACTCGTCTTTCAGTTACCAACGCAAGAACGTGGCGGTTGAACCGGTATGTAATTTACAAAACAAACTCATCATCGTATCTGGAGGCCCAATCAAAGGAACATTGATGGAAGAATTGGTGAACTTATCTTGGTCGGGTTCAACTTTAAGAAGATTGACATACAGCCAAGCGGCAATGACGCACGACAACAATGAACTTATAAACTTCAATCGCGACAATATCACGATGATAGTTCCTGATGTGTCAACTGATCTAACGAACATGAACCCTCAAATTTTGTTGACTTACGGATGCCAGTGGATCATGATGAATTACGGATCACCAGATACGGCTATGGAGACTTACATTGGAGAGTTCCAAGAAGCAAGCTACGTTTTGAAACCAGCAGCCTTGCGTGCCATTGCTCCAAAACAATACGACAGTCCAACAACGCCTGACCCAGCTCTCTCATTCCAACCCATGCAGAAATCAAGCCCACTCTACAGCATAACAGTATAAAATGTGTAAATAGAATAAATGTTCAGCGTTACAAAATTACACCAACGTATATCATCTGAACTATCGCTTAACCGTCGTAGCTCAGTTGCCGAAGTTTCTGTTACGGATCAAGTATTTAGTGAAGCAGTTGATGTTGAAATTCCAGTAGTCGAAGATACAACAGCTACTGAAGATACACCTGTAGAAGATACACCAGCTACTGAAGATCAACCTGTAGTCGAAGATACACCAGTAGTTACTGAAGATACACCTGTAGTCGAAGATACACCAGTAGTTACTGAAGAAACTCCAGCTACTGAAGATACACCTGTAGTCGAAGATACAACAGCTACTGAAGATACACCAGTAGTCGAAGATACAACAGCTACTGAAGATACACCAGTAGTTACTGAAGAAACTCCAGCTACTGAAGATACACCAGCTACTGAAGATCAACCTGTAGTCGAAGATACACCAGTAGTTACTGAAGAAACTCCAGCTACTGAAGATACACCAGCTACTGAAGATCAACCTGTAGTCGAAGATACACCAGTAGTTACTGAAGATCAACCTGTAGAAGATACATCAGCCCCCACAACAAGTCCAGTTTCAGAAACTGCCGAAGTCCCAGCATGTCCAAAATGTGGAAAACCCTGTCCCTTCTGTAGTGCGTAAAAAATCTACTATAAGAATATAAAATGGCAGGTGCATGGTTGGCTCACGTTAAGAAGACAATGAAGAGTATGGCAGGTCAAAAGAAGTCTATGGGTAAGAAATGGTTCTCCCATGTTCTTAAGGCTGCTAAGAAGACATACAAGAAACATGGAGGCGCAGACAGCGATAGTGACGACGATAAAAAATCATTTGGACCTATGACTGTCCGTAGAGGAGGTGATGACGATAAAAAATCATTTGGACCTATGACTGTCCGCAAGACACGAGGAGGACGTCGCACTCGTCGTCATTCTCGCAAGTAAGTATTTTCAGAAAAAATGAATGTAGATAACATATAAATACAAAATGGGTGGCGGTCTATTACAACTCGTTGCTTATGGTGCGCAAGACGCATACCTCTCTGGAAATCCCCAAATCACTTTCTGGAAAGGCTTGTTTAAGCGTCATACAAACTTCGCTATGGAACCATTCCGCATTAACTTATCTGGAGAAGCCGCTTGGGGAGTCAAGCATTCTGCCTTAATTCCTCGTCATGCCGACTTATTGTATTCTACTTACCTCGAAGTCGTTCTCCCTCCAGGTTCTTATTTCAACAACGATCAAGGTCGTTTAGGCTACAACTTGATCCGTTACGTTGAACTTGATATCGGCGGTCAATTAATTGATCGCTTATACGGTGAATGGCTCTTCTTATGGGACTGCTTGAGCTCTGATATCCACACCGGTATCAAACTTCATCAAATGGTTGGCGATGGCGCAGCTCCAGGTCCATATGGTATTCCTGCTTCAAGCAGTTGTATAAACGGACAAAGTAACCAACCTGCTTTACCTACAACACTTTACATTCCACTCAACTTCTTCTACACTCGTAATCCAGGCGCAGCTTTACCTTTGATCGCCCTTCAATACCATGAAGTAAAGATCAACATCCAATGGCAAGATGCAAAGGTTGTTTCTGGCGACTTCACAGGAAAAACATACGTTAATGGATCTACTCCTCCATACTACCCAGCCATTCCAGCTCAACCAGTTCAAGCTGCAGTCTACATTGACTACATTTATTTGGATACCGAAGAACGTCGTCGTATGGCCCAACAATCTCATGAATACTTGATAGAACAAACTCAATACAACGAAGACAAGGGTATTTCTTCTTACTCTAACCGTATTGACTTAACATTCAATCATCCCGTCAAAGAACTCGTTTGGGTCGTTCAACCTAACTGGTACACAAACTGTCATGCCGCACAATACCCTGGAAACGGTCCTTTAACTCGTCTTACACCTTTCACTTACGATAAAGCAGCTGTTGCCAACCAACGTCTTCAAATCAACGGCCAAGATCGTTTGGATACTCGTTACGGAGACTATTTCAACATGGTCCAACCTTACCAACACCATACTGGTTCTTCAGGTGTTACATATGTAGGAGCAAGTCAAGTTTACAATAATTACCAACCAGGTGTATACATGTACTCTTTTGCATTGAAACCTGAAGAACACCAACCATCTGGAACATGTAACTTCTCTCGTATTGATACTGCTACTTTAGTAATCAACTTATCCAACAATGTAACAATTGAATCAGATATTGATAAGACTTATGATGTTCGTGTATATGCCGTCAACTACAACATTCTCCGTGTAATGTCCGGTATGGGTGGATTAGCTTACAGCAACTAAACGTAATGTAAACTAACTTAAAGTAAAAAACACATAATAGGGTTCAATCAAACCCTGGTATGTTTTTTATTAAAATTTTACATTTAATCGAATGAGAGCATTTAATCGAATGACATAATGATATCGCTCATATTCACAGTTGATTCTTTCTCTTCTTCTTCGTTGATCAATCTTTGTACTGCTCTGCGATCTTCTTCAAATGTAGAATGGTCTTCTTCTGTTCCTTCGGGCAACTTCGTTTCATCAACGAGAATGTCAACTATTCCTGTTCCGCAAGGAGGTTTTTGTCCGAACATAATATTTGCCGAAACACCTTTCATGTTATCTAGTTCTCCAGACAACGCTGCGTTGAATAAATGTTTAGCCGTTTCTTCAAATGATGATTTCGTGAGAACTCCGTTTTCCTTGTCTTGAGACATACCTACGCGATTCGCTTTCAGAAAGAAACCAGGGAATGTCATTGCGTCAACTAACGTAATCAAATGATGGTAATTGATTTTTTCACGAGAGAAAGCACTCTTGAATTCACGCAATAAAGCTATTCTGGCTGCTTCAATTCCAAATACTTGTAATACTTCTTCTATATCATTAGAGAACGTTCTGAACGGATCAGTCTTGTCTACAACTGATAAGTCAAGTAAGTTTGTTCCTTCTACGTCCAATACATACTGCTTTTCAGCGACGTATCCTCCCACTTTTTCGGAATATACTAACTCGTCTTTGATTTCTCTTGGGTATACTCTACCTACTCCGTCCACACCTGTAAGAACAGTATCCAACAACTTGTCTTCCATGAATCTCAGAGCCATGACGTTCTTCACTACATCTGGAAGAAACACGATTCGCATAACGAGTTTGTCTGGTGTATTTGTGTCGCTATGGACGCATTCAAATACTTTCAGGACTTTATTGTTCTGGATCTTGGCGGCAATTGTCGTCATAGCAATAACGTTTCTCGCTGCCATTTCTTGTCTGTCTAATTCTAGTCTGATGATCCAGGGAGAAGTACATAATTGACCGTTGGTGACCGAGAACTTCTGGTAAGAAAGCAGAATATCTCTGTCTTCTTGAACGTATGTGCTTTCAGATAAAGGGTTAGGATCATAATAAATTCTTACCGATTTAGTGATGTCTCTTAATGTGGTCTTTTGGATTTCTTTCATTTTAGAAAGAGCAGCGTCGTAAGATCCGGCAATGCTGGGATCCAAGTATACTACGTTCATTGGAGTTTTAGGGTTTGGCGAAGCGTCCAATAATTCAACAATACGGGGAACACCTTCAGTTGCGTTGGCTGCTGCTGTACCTGTAGAGTGGAAAGTATTGAGCGTCAACTGTGTCGTAGGTTCCCCAATAGATTGTGCCGCCAAAGTTCCTACCATTTCGCCTGCGTGGACGTTAGATTTCGTGTACTTGAAATGTATTTCTTTCAACATCTCGTCAAACATATCTTTCGTCAAACGCATCTTGATAATTGATTTCTTTGGAGCAAAGTGGAATCTTAACATGATATGGAACAGTTTATTGTGAGATATCCATGATTGAGAACAGAACTTGTTGAGTTCAGATACGACATACGTAGGTGTCAAGTCGGTCTTTACAGAGTAAGGATTCTGATACTTTTCAACTATTCTTCCGAAATGAACGGGAACTACTACTTTATCTTCCTTTATGTATCTGAACACATTCTTAACTAATATTTCGCGATCTTGTATGATTTCGTCAACCATATCTGGAAACTCTGTGACGTCCCCTTTTACTACAGCTGAAACATCATCTGCGGCCAAAGCAAAGTCGCGGTAAATTTGTTCCATAGACATCAATCCTAATCCTATTTCCTGGTTTTCAACACAAGTAGATTCAATTCCGTCTCCTCCATACTTGAACTGAATTATGGCTCCGTTCACTCCTCTAACAGTTCCGTCGTATTCCACGTGTAAATCTTCCATTGTCTTCACTAATTTACGTTGAATGTACCCTGAATCTGAAGTCTTCACAGCTGTATCAATCAGACCTTCGCGTCCAGCAATTGCGTGAAAGAAGAACTCGTAAGGAAGAATACCGCCAATGAAACTACTTTCTACAAATCCACGCGATTCTAATCCGTCGTCGTATCTTGGAAAGTGTGGCAATGAACGGTCTTGTAATGAATCTTGTACTCGTTTTCCTGTAACGTACTGCTGACTCAGTAAAGCCATCATCTGGATGATGTTGATGTTCTTTCCTTTGGCTCCTGATTTCACCATCTGCGATAAACGGTTGTCTTTAGGTATGTTCTTGGTAACTAAAGTCGTGATTTCTTGATTTGTTTCGGCAATCACATTCATAATCTTCATTTCCAATTCTTCGCCGTCAGAACGACCATTAGGTTCATGTAAGAACGAACCGTCGTGAACGGAAGATAAGATTTGTGCTACTTTTTCTTTACCTTCCTGTAACTTGTTCTTCACGAATTCTGAAGTTTCCATAGACGCAATCAAATCTGAAGGGCCAACAGAGAACCCGGAGAACAAGTTGTATTTAGTTACAATGTTCTGGATCTCGTTAATGAATTGTCCTGCTCTCTGTGGTCCAAAATCGTTGAATATGACGTGGATGATACCTCTTGATGTTTCTCCGTAAGCTCCGCCGTCCATAGTTCCAGAAACAAGCTGACCGTCGGTAACCTTGATATTTGTATCCAAGTTCATCAATGGGAAAGTGCTTGAAAACACTTCGCGACCTGTAATGTCCCGGTCTTTTCTGCGGTAAGCAGATACTGGTTTCTTCATTCGGGCCATGATATTCATAGCTATGTGTTCGGGAATACGTACGTTCTCTTGCGACAAGCGGTAAGATCCAGTCAACGTATCTTGAATAATTTGAATGATCGGAGAATTGGTTCTTGGAGACACAATTTGACGAAGCACAGATGCCAAGTATTTCAGTTCAACCGCTGCAGTTATACTTTGAGGCACGTGCATATTCATTTCGTCACCATCAAAGTCGGCATTGTAAGGTTTTGTTGCCGAAACGTTCAAGCGGAAAGTAGAATAAGGAAGAACACGAATACGGTGACATTCCATTGAAGCTTTGTGTAACGAAGGTTGTCGGTTAAAGAGGACCACGTCTCCATCAATCAAGTGACGATGAACTATATCTCCCGGCTTCAAATCTATGGTTTCAGGATTGATGAACTTCAAACTGATTCCGCGATTATCCACTTTGTTGTAGACCGATTTGGCTCCTGGGTACTTTGAAGGTCCGTTGCGGACGTAAGACATCAAACGGTCGCGATTGTAAATTGTGACAATTTCAGGAAACGTTAAGTTTCTTGCGATTTCTTCAGGGACACCCAATTCGTCTACGTCAATATTGGCATCCGGAGTAATAACCGAACGAGCAGAGAAATCTACTCGCTTACCCATCAAGTTTCCTCTCACACGGCCCTGTTTTCCACCTAAGCGTGACTTCAATGTTCTCAAAGGTCGGCCTGAACGCTGAGCGGCCGGAGTAATTCCCTTGATATCGTTGTCTACATACGTAGCCACATAATACTGAAGTAATTGCGTGTGTTTGTCGATGGTATCCGCTCCGTCACCCTTGTCAATACTGGCCTGTAATCGCTGGTTGTTTCGGACAATATCAATCAAGATATGCGTCAAGTCATCTTCCATGCGCTGGTTGTCGTCCATGATAACCGAAGGACGAACAGTTAAAGGAGGAACAGCCAATACAGTACACACCATCCAGTCTGGACGACTGAATTTAGGATTCAAACCTATAGCTTCAACATGTTTATCCGTGATACGCTGTAAGGTTCTCAATACCATTTCAGGTTGTAAGGGAATAGGTTCAGTTTCTTCGTCAAATGTTTTTGCTTGGAGTTTCAATACAGTTCCTTCTTCTCGCATGACCTTGTATATCGCAGGAGTTCCACAATGAGCGCATCCGGAAACTTTCAAATCACGTTTTGTGTGTTCGGCTGTGAGTTTATGAACTTCATTGAATCTTGCGAGTCCACTGAGTCTTGATGCTACAGCTTCTAGTTCGGTTTCAGGAAGGTAAGGGATAGAACAATTGTGACATACTAATTGAAGGACTTTAATTAACGGATCAATGAATTGGTATAAATACACAGGTCTAGATAACTGGATGTGACCGAAGTGACCGGGACATAAAATATTGGTTTGTTTACATGTCGGACATACTTTACCGTTTTCGATAACTCCGAATCTTGCGTCAAACACACCGTTAGGCACAGGCTTCTCAGCCTGATACGTTTTGTCGGTAGTGACTTGAACTACACTTCGTTTTGCAATTTCCTCTGGGTTGGCTATGCCGAATTGAACACCTATGATGACGTCTCCCATTCTTATAGTTAACGAGTATTGTCTTTATATTGTTCCATTTTTAACCACGGGCCATTTTTACCGTCAACGTCCAAAATTCGTCGTCATTCAAGATTTCTCTCACGAGTTCCTTAGGATACTTTTCTTCCAGCGATATCGTCCATCCTTCAAATTCGGGGCCGAGACGTTGCAAAAACTTCTTTTTGTCCTTGACTTTCAGATGTTTCAACTGAAAAAATATATCGTGACAGAAGTTCTTTACTAAAGCTCCGTTGTCGCTCTCTTCTCTTAAAACCCGAACAGCTTTGTACCATTCGTCCATTTGAATTTTCAAACGAAAGAATAATGAAGTTAAAAACAAATTTAAATATATAATCAGTATAACTAACAAAATGCCTTCATGGGTTTATATGATTATTTCAAAGAATAATGATGAAAAAATAT